GGCAAATTTTTTAACTTCACCTGCACCTTTCTTAAATTTGTCCCATTTACTTCCTTGTGGATTAGCTGGTTGTGCTGTATTAGCTTGCTGTGTTGTGGCTTGTGTATTAGCGGGAGCTGGTTGAGCTGTTTGTTGAGCAGTAGAAGGAGGAGGTTGAGGAGCAGCTTGAGCTGTATTTCCTTGAGGAGGTGGAACAGTTGCTCCTGCTTTTTGTTGAGCAAACTTTTGTGCTCTTCTGGCTTTTCGAGCTGCACTTGCTTCTAAAATAGTAAATTCATTTATTCTCAAAACCAGATCTTTAATCTTCATATCAAATCCTTTATAGATACTTTATTTATAGATCAATGATATAAAAGTGAACTGCGTTCACTTGCTGTTTCGCTCACGCTCACAGCATTTTAACTTCAGAGAAGTTTTATATATTATCCAGATTAAGCGGTCACACTTCGCCCGTTACCGGGCGAAAATGCTGTACATTATCCGAGTAGCACAGTCACTTAGTGTTATGGCGTTACAGAGGCGGTCATCCGGTACCTCGAGCCAAGTCTTCATATGACGGCGGTTTACTTATATACACTAACATATAAGTAAACGTAGGGTTTTTCTCCCTTCTTTTTAGCCTATTAAAACTATTTCAAACAACTAAACCGCGGCAATTTGCGATCTGCGTCCTGTAAAGGATAGTAGTTGAGTGCTTTTTTCAGCAAAAGACTTCCTTCTCTGCGCAGTTAAGGCAGAGTTACGGGCACCCGAAATTAGCCGGTGCGAGCTGTAAACTGAATGTTGTGCCTATTTTTTTATAATATGTGAGCCGTGAACGCGAACTTGTATATGCCCATTGTAATAATCTTTAGATTCTAAAACTTTGCGACTAAACTGTTCTCTTGCTTCTATATAACTACACTCTGCTTTACTTTTACAATAATAAAGTATTTCTCTAACAAAGTTTTCTACGCCTAATTTTGCCACATCCGCATTTAATTCATTATTAGAACCATAGTACTCGCGCCAGTCGCTGTCTACTTTACTGCGGATTTTCTTTTTTTTCTTTTTGCCGTTTTTTAATTTAACTGTTCGATAAGTTGTTTTTTTAAATTTTGCCAGTTTTTTGCCTATGTATTTTCTACCGGAAACTATGTTGGTTATACAGTATACAACCCCAACACAGTCCTCCGGCAATTCAATTACTTCGTGACCTTGATAAAGCCAAGTCATTACTCACTTAGCAGCCTTACGTGCATTTTTTTCAGCAGTAATTTCGTTACGGCGAGCCTTAATTAATTTTGCCATTTCACCTAACGCCTTACGAGCACGAGTGCCAGCTGAAGCATTACCATTTTCGAATTTAGTATTTTCTAATAAGTATGCTTCTAATGATGTTTTAATTTGATCCGTTGTTGTCGACATTCTTTTTTTCCTTTTTAGTTTTCTTTAAGGCTTTCTTAGCCTCTGCGTTTGCTTTTTTCTGTTCTCTAACTTGACGATATGCTTTTCTAGAAACTTCGATCATTTCGTGTTCGATTTTTCTTATTGCCCTAATATGCCTTCTTAAAATAATACCAGTTTCATATCCAGTATATGTTATAAATGTTCTATGATAGTTATGCAAAGCTACAGAGTGCTCTATATATTTTGAATATAGATCACGATATTGTTGCATATAATCAACGGACATATTCGACATCACTGCTATAATTGGTAAAACCAGATTCTTTTACCACACGAAGCACGTTATTGACACGGCCAACTAACTCATCTTTGTGTGATATTAAGTATATATTCTTTGCTCGTTCTCGAGCCATTTTTTTCAATACCGCTAATGCACTTTCTACGCCTGCACTATCCATTCCTGCATCAATTAACTCGTCAATAAACAACAAGTTGATACTTTGATACAGTCCTTCCCAAACATCTCGAAATGCAAAACTTAAACTTAAAATCAATCGATTGCGCTCACCACGAGATAAGTTGTCAAAATCTAACTCTTGTCCTAGTTGCGTAATCTCAACTGATAAGTCATTTTGAAAAATAACACGATGTGGCAATCCTAAACGATCAATATAGTAACTTAATCGTTTGTTAAGATAGTTTAAGTTCTGATCAATAATCTTTTTACGAATAAAACTATCTTTGTTAGTCAGCAATTTATATAAGAACTCTTGATGATCTTTTAATTTTGTAAGTTCATTAATTAAATCCCATGATACAACTTGTATAGCAGTATTCTTTAATTCTTCGATTTGTTCTTCATAGGGATTTGTTTCGTCTACTCTTGCAGTTAGACTAGCTTCTAATCTTTCAACATTATTTTTATGCCCTAATGCTTCTGCTTCTGTATCATAAAATGTAATTGGCTTCTTAGGTAATGTACCAATTTCCGAAATTCCTGTATTAACTACAGCAAGATCATCTGATACTTTTTTAAGGTAAACTTCTGCATCCTTAAGATTTTTAACCGCAGTCTTAGTCATATCTTTATGTTTGTGATCTTGTAAATCTTGTTCACAAGCAGGACAACTTTTGTTACTTAATGTTTCAGTTTCTTTCTTATAACGAGCAACAGTTTTTTCTGCTTGACCTACCGCAGTTTCTAAAGTAGCTTTTTGTTTAATAAGATTTTTAAGAGTGGTGTTATTATCTTCCCATTCTTTAATAGTAGCATGTGCAGATAATTCTTTTTCAATATCTACTTGCTGTAATTTTTGAATAGCATCTACTAAACTTTCAATATCTTTTTCTTTCTTTGAAGCCCATGCACTGCTTTTGATACCTAAACTATTAATACTTTTTTGTACATTTTCATTAGCAGATTTAATTGCTTCTATACGATTATTTTCAGATAAGATAGCATCTTTACTTTCTTTTATTAGTATTTTTAATGCATCGGCTTTTTCACTTAATAATGTAATGCCTAATAATTGTTCAATAACTTCGCGTTGATCTGCAGAACTCATACTTAAAAACGGTTCTGTATAAGTGTTTAATGCCACAAGATGCTTAAACATAGTATGCGACATTTCTAACATTTGTTCAATAGCCTTTTGAGTTTCACGACTATCGCCTTGACTGTCATCTTCTGCAGCATCATCCATCTTTAACTGTTCTTCATTAACATAAAGTTTTAGAATATTAGGTTTACGACCGCGCTCAATACGATATTTGTTGCCGCCTTTTTCAAATTCTACAGTAACTAACATAGCCTTGCCGTTAATCTTATTGATTAGATTTTCTTTACGGATGTTAGTTAATGCTTGTCCATATAATGCATAACTTAATGCGTTGATTATAGTGGTCTTACCAGTACCGTTTCTTGATCCGGTATCATCACCACCTAAGTCAAGATTGCTGCCTAACACTAATGTTAGTTGTTGTTTGTCAAAATTTACTGCCTGGGTTTGATTGCCCACGCTCATGAAATTTTTTACAGTTAAATTGCTAAGTTTAAACATTATAAATCGTTGTAAATTTGTAGTAGTATATTAGAATCAAATTGACCATTTTCAATATTGATTAACTGTTCAGAAACAATCTGATCCACACTTTCAAATTTAGAATCAGGATTGTCATCTATAGTTCCTTCGAGATTAGTTTTATCTTGGATAAGACTAATTTCTCTAATATCATATTCTGATATAAAAGTTTCTTTAATAAAACTAGCTTCTTCAAAACTAATATCAATGTCCAGATTAACTTTGATATTCATCTTAGAACGCATTATTTCATCTTTGTTATCAATTAATTCAGATAATTTAACATTGATATACTTAGGAGCATCTGGCCAAGTTCTAAATTCAGGTTTGCCGCCCCATTTTAAAATCATCATGCCTCGATCATCATCGCCCGCGTCAGCAAAGTTATGTGGAAAAGCGTTACCGATATAAATGACTTTGCCTTTTTGTTGACGTTTATGAAAGTGGCCACTGAAAATATAATCAGGACCATCAAAATCTTCAGCACGTAGTTGACCATGATCGGGCATTTGAATCATTGCGTTCATATAAAACAAAGGTAATTCAAAATGTCCAAACACATATTTGCTTTTTAATGACTTCATGTCTTTCCATTCGTCGCCAACAAGCCAAGGAACTAAAGTTACATCATCAATAGTAGTAACTTTTTCTACGACTGTGACTCCGGGGATATGTCGACCAAACCCTGAGCTATGTACATCTCGACTATCTTTATAAAACAAATCATGGTTTCCAGGAAACCAAAAGAATTGTTCAAAAGCAGCACCTAATTTTTCAAGACAACGAAGACTGGAATCTAACGTAAACAAATTTAAACTGTTACGATGATGACTCCAGTCTCCTAAAAAGATAGCAGTTTCACACCCTGCTTCTTTTGCTTGATCGATAAACCAATCTATAAACTCCTCACAATCTTTTAAATGAGTAGTTGAGTTAGATTTTAATCCAAAGTGAATGTCTGTAAAACACGCAACCTTTTTAAATAAGGCCATTATTATAGTTCTCCAGGGTTAGTATAGCAAATTTTCTAAGTAAAATCAAGACTATACATTATCTTCGGGCAAATCTTCTTCTTCGATTTCGGTGCTTTTGGGCATACGCATATTTTTGTATATTTCTGCTTGACGAGCACTTTCTTCTGCAAACTCGTGAAGATTTTGTCTTGTTGAACTAGGTGTTAATCCTGCTTCTTCTAATAAGTCGTCTCGAATATTTTGACTTTTCTTTTCTACATTTAAAATACGAGTAAACGAATTAGTTACTGCTGCGGTATAATACGCAAATGGATTTTCACTTTTACTTTCGTCAAATTGTAAACCAATATGACTTAATTGTAAAATAGCTTGTCCTTTCATTTCATCAACGTAAGTATATCCGCGCCAGTTGCTACGTTGTGCGTAACGGTCACTTAGTTTGATAAACATTCGTCCGAGATTTTCGGTAATACGACCATGATCCTTACTGAATTTACCAGTCTTAATTCCGCCCTTCCAATGGCTTTTACCTACGCAGATTAATTCACCTGCATCATCGTATTTCCAATGTTGAAACGGTGGAAAATTTACTTTATCATGACTATCAGCACGAGTTTTGGTAGTTTTCTTACGTCCTGGTGCTAATGGAATATGATCAAATGTCATAATCCTAATAATCACATCAGTTTTAGGAATAGTTTTATAATCAGCAATGCAATCTGCTAATTTAATCTTCTTATCACCTGCGGCTCTAGCAGCAGCAAATGCTTGTAGACCTAACCTTTTAGCACGATTCCTTTTAGCTTCAGCAATGGTTCTAACATTAATCTTATCTAAATTGCTTAATATAAGATCATATTGATGATATTCTGGTTTGCTAAAACTGGAAAATGAACATTTACTTTTGTGTATTTCTGCTAATAAGTCTTTATTGTTTAGGTATTTTACTTTTCTTGTAGGGGGTATTTCTTTTGTTGTCATTTTTATTATTATGTTTCCTTATATGACAATTATAACATCAATTTGTTGTTTGTCAACAACAATATATAGGTATATTATGTTAGCAGTTTATTTATTGGTTAAATAGCATACAAGGAGTGCTTTATGGCAGA